TTCCTCACCAGTGGTCGGGTCAACGTAGGTATACCACGCACCTGCCTGCTTCACCAACTTGTTTTCTTTCATGATAGTCAACCAAGCACCCGTATCATCAATTCCACGGTTAAAATAAATTTCAAACTCGGCCGTACGATGTGGCGGTCCCAAACGATTCTTTACAACATTTGCCTTGACCTTTACACCAATCACATCACCAGCAGAATTACTAATCTTACCAGTGGTTGCAAGTCGAAGTCGTGTCGAGGCGTGGAAAGCAATTGCCTTACCACCCGAAGTCGTCCACGGGTCAGAGAATGCCATTGCATTCATCTTCTGACGGAGCTGATTCGTGAACACCAGTGCAATTCGTTCACGACCAAGAAGGCCCGTAATCTTACGCATTGCCTTACTAATAATGATTGCCTTATCGGTGGCGTATCCATCCTTTCCGAAGTCTGCTTCCATTTCCTTCTTGGTAGAAGCAGCAGCAACGGAGTCTACTACAATCGTAACCAGTTTGTTCTTGTCCTTCCCAGTACGAACCTTTTCGATAATGGTGGTAATAGCATCAAAAATTTCTTCAACCGTCTGTAACTGGACATATACTAACTTAGTAATATCGATACCCACCGCCTTGAAAAATTCTGCATTTACGGCGGTTTCAGTATCAATAAGTACCCCTACTCCACCCCTTGCTTGCGTATTTGCAATCAATTGTGCCCCCAATAGCGACTTGCCTGACCCCTCTAAACCAGTGAGTTCCGTGATACGTCCAACTGCAATACCCCCATGTGGGCGATTACTAATTGCTACGTCTAGGATGGTTGCGCCGGTGGAAATAAAGTCTGTGAAATCGGTGGGAGTTTCTTCACGACCATCTAGAAAGAATGCAATCTGGTCGCTGTCCTTATTCATTTTATTCAATGATTCTGCAATAAGTGATGCTAATTCATCACGATTTGGTTCATCAATAGTTTTCTTTTCTTTTGCCATAGATTATACCTATAAATAATGTAAAGACCCACTACAGTAATATAGTGGGCCTTTAGATTATAGTCAAGTGTGATTAGTTAAATACTTCGTCAAATTCGTCAATCATATCCTTGACGGCGGTTGACTTCATCTCAACGGACTTTGTTGCGGTAGGCGAAGTAGTCTTTGTTTCTACTTCGGTATTAACGGCCACTGGCCCTGTGGGTGCGCTCGGGTCAAGGTACCGTTCAAGAGCGACCTTCATTTCCTCATACGAGGGTTCCTTGAAAATGGAACGAATGTCCGGCTGTTCACTGAGAAACTGCTGAATCTGAGCAGCGTCTGGGACAAGTGGCGTCTGATTCGGCTTAGGACGAACCATCGTCTTTGCAAAGCTCGTGTCACTCTTTTCCTGTGGGATGTACTCCACCACAATATCACGACCGTTCTTTACATCGGTAATATCCCCGTAATCGGGGTCGGAGATGATGGAAAGAAGTTCCGTGTACACCGTCTTACCGAACGACATGAAACGAACGCCCTTAGATTCCTCTCCACGTACGATGATAGGAACAAAGGTACGAAGCTTTGGACGGAAGGGACGGGACTGTGCCCAATCATCCTTCGTACCACCTGCGGCAAGTGCTTCGGCAAACTCCATGATAGGGTCACGGTTGCCGTTTGAGGTGGGGGAGAGATACGTCTTATTTCCGAGATAGTGGAAATACAATTCGATAAAGGGATTTTCCCGATTTTCCTTCCACGGAACGATACGAATGACGTGCTTACCTTCCGTGGGCTTCCACAGTGCCTCACTTGAAGAGGTCTGCTTGGTGAACTGATTCAGTTTAGCCTTGAGTGCTGCGATGTTTAGCGACATAGTGTACTCCTTTTAGTGTTTAGAATGTTTAGTGAGTTTAAAACTCCCTATACTGTATAGTAATAGGGCCCTGCTTAAATGTCAAGTGGTCTTATATAGTAATGATACTTGATAATTTTGTGTTTACGATTTTTAACTTTCCATACGCAGTTACTAATATCATATTTTTCAAATCATTCCAATCAATTCTAAATGATTTGTCTAATATACCATTATTTTTTTCTTCAATTAATCTATTGATTGCATTAATCGTGTAAATCGTATTCGTTTGCTTTTTACGATGGACGGATATAGTTGACAAAGGAGGAACCGCAGTCAACAAATCACGTTTTTCTACATTATATGTTAATACCAACTGAGTTTCATCGTTGATGTTTTCTAAGACATATATTTTATTAAAAGCCAAGGTGTACGTGTTTTGTATCTGTTGTATAATTTCGTTCAAATTATTCGTATTAACAAATGTACACAATAATTGAGTGGTAATTTCCATCGGCAATATCCATTAAAAGTAAATCTCTTAATAAATATTACCGACGTATGAAAAACCAATAATTAATTACTAAGAAATTGCTCTACCTTTTAACGTTTCCCAATCACGTTCTGGACGGTCTACAATAACATTTCTATTCCATGCTGCACGTAAAAGTGGGGTCTGTACGTCTTTTGTTTTTGCATAGTTAATTAATGCCGAAATATCTTTCGGGAAACACGTGCCACCAAATCCTCGGTGGCCATCGGGACCTGGAACTTTCCAGTGACTCTTACCCAAACGAGCATCCTGGACTAACAACGATTGTAGAGTTTCCCATTCAACTCCTGCGGCTGTTGCAATATCGTACAGTTCATTTGCAAACGACACCTTCACTGCAAGAAATGTGTTTGCAGTGTACTTCAGTAGTTCAGCTGTAGTTGCTGTAGTGATTTGTACGAATCGTACAGAGTTAATTACCCGTACTTGATTCATTAATACTGCTTCAGCAATATCATGAGGTGTATTGTCAGACTTCCCCATGACAAGCACATCTTGATTTAAATAATCATCCAAATAGTTTGCTTCTGTCAAAAATTCTGGATTGAATAGAATATAATGATTTGGATATCGTTCCTGTAACCGCTCGGTGGTACCAGGCGGAACTGTGGACTTAATGATAATTACCTTCTGCGAATCCGTCATACAAAGGTCATGAACCACCCGTTCTACTATAGACGTATCACATTCACCAGAACTATTCATCGGTGTTGGTACTGCAACATAAATTAGATTTGCGTTCGTTAAAAACTCCTCAAACGAGGAGCATGTTGGATTTTTACTTACATCGACATCGAATGTGTGTACATGATGTCCTTTTAGTTGGTATGCATTTAAAACTGCGCCACCAACAAATCCTAATCCAATAATTCCAACTTCAAAGTTCATAACCGTATCTCCGTGATATTATTATATGTATTTCCCGCATGAATTCTTACCGGAAATTTTTTATTTTCTTCTAGAATTTTCACAACCTCTTGAATGATATTCTTATCAAGCGTCTGCATATCCAGTAATATACTATCATAAGTATACAATACCAAGTGGTTCGTTGTATTTTTAAGTAGTTCCAACACTTTCTGTAATTTCGGTAGTGTTTTCACTATCTCAAGTGATTGTACATGATAGTTAAACATCTTACTTATGTTAGGTTCAGTAAAATTGACGGTAACGCCACTTGGTAATACAAATGGCCCAGTTACATCTTTGTAGAATCGTCGGATATGTACGATACTCTCAAAGAGTTCCACGCCATACGTTTCATCGGACATGCCATACATAATTTCAAACGTTTTTTGCTTACTTGCTGCATATAGTTCGTCTGTAATATCATTAGTATCAAAATACTTTTTAGCCAATTCCATATGCAGTGAACCCGTGGGAAGTGTAATCTTGTGCTCGTCTGCAACTAATCGCAAATGATATGCTTCAAAATCAAACTGTACGAGTACACCGTCTGTATATCTACTAATAAATACTTCTCTACTTCCATCACTCTTATTTAAGGCAGAGAAATTAATTCCCCCAAATCGGTTACTAGGCCGTCCCGTTGTGGTGAAAACATTATACTGCGTGTATACCATGTCATGTTTAAAATGTCGTTTCACGCGCTTATCATAATACTGTTCCAACAATTCCGTATTTACCTTGATTCCAGCAGTTTCAATTTCTTTCAATGTATCCGATAATTGTTTAACAAAGATGTATGCTGGTTCATTTATCGTATTATAATACTCTCTTAATACGCCAAGTAGTTGCGTGTGATATTCCCGTAATACGTTGGTCCACACCATAAGCGGTACAATCTTGTTCGTATCCCTAATACCAGAAAATTGTTGATACGTATTTGTTATATATACGGTTAATTGTTTTTGTAGTATTGGTTGATTATTCACATATGCAAGAATTTGAATGTCCGTGTCCGACAATACTTTACTACCCACAGGAATGTTAAAGGTGGGCGCATCCTCATGTGATATAGAAACAATATAGGTACTATTATCTATAAAAGTAACTCCAGCACATAATAAAGTATTCTCCGTTTCATGATAATATGGGTCACGAAAAATCGGGGTAAGTATACACTCATCCCGATTCATTCGTTCTAATAATTCTGTATATTCTTGGTGTGTTGTTATAATCATATTATGATGTAATCATAGTGTACACCATAATATAAACAGAACAAGGTATCTTGTCAAGATTCAAATTGTGAGTAATTCAATTTTGCTCGTAAGGTAAATGCAACAGAAGTATACGATGTGGATGCATTAACCGAAACCGTGCCGCCACCAGAAATTGAACCGGTAACTGCGTTTGAATCATGTATGGCGTACAATCGGGAGTTCGGGGTGGCAAGACTTCCAGAATACCCAATCAATCTATTAACAAATCCGCCACGTGGCACTTCTGCGGGCGTTAGTGAATTTACTACATTTGTTGCACGTTGTAATATCATTATCCAATGGTTTCTGTTATCTGTAAAATCTGTTGGAGACGTGGCCCCAAATTGCATCGTTGAACAATTATTACACGACACTGAACCACCTATGTTAATATTGTCCACATTTCTATATACCACGACCGCATTATTTATAGGTGGTCTAGCTGCAAATGATGGAAACGTTTCTGCACTTGATGATGCAATCTTGGTTGCGAAAATTGTAGAGGGACTTGATGTAGAAGATACCACTACCCAACCGGTTCCCGCCGATAATAATGGAGCTGACGATGCCGTGGTTTCACCATATAAAATAATAAAATCACCGGTTTGATGGCTTGGAAACGTGGGTGAACCGGATGGATTATGTGCACTACCGATAAACTGTATGTTATACGATGGTACTGTGGTGAATTGTCCATTATTATCTAACGTTGACCCTGTAGACCCGCTGGGTCCAACAAATCCCGTTATGAAATCTGCTAATGATGCAGTTTGTGTAGAAATAACACTTGCAGTTAGTGCATAACTTGCAGTTAGTGCATGTGAACTACTAAACGGTATGCCATACGGAAAAGATTTTATTGTCATATTTAACTCATACTAACGATTCAGAAAACCAAAATTCTAAATAGTCACTTATATAGGTTTTTAATCCACCAAAATTCAAATCTACGTTTGCAACTTCTATTCTATTCATATCACCTATGCCATAAATAGTAATACCCGTTAGTAACGTTCGTGTTTCTTTAACGCCCACAATTTTCCATTTAACCGACGCAGTTATAAACCGTGTATTTGATTTTAAGTTTTCATATTGATTTTTATCAATTTCCATAACAACAGTCTTATCATTCACGGGTCGAATGAAATACCGCATAATATATCCCAATGTAACATCTTTCTGTGTTACTATCGGACGTATTGATGTTGGATATATGTTTAATAGCTCCTTCAATTTCTGTTCTTTCTTTTTATATAATTCTTCAACCACTCTGGGTTCTAGCATTGTTTGTTTCTCGTCTAAATTTTTCTGCAATAGCAGTCTTCCAATTATTACCTAGAAAATTAAATCGTGCATGAATTTTAGTTTTCCACCCAGAAACGTCGATAACATCTTCAATACTTAATATTTGGAATGCGCCGAACACTTTATAAAAAGATGGTAATCTATCTATCCAGAAGAGTTCCCCGACGCGTAATCCACTAATTCCAGGTAATATGAGATCGCCGCCGATAGATAACGCTCCAGGACTTGCTCCAAACGCATTTGCAAAATTGCCATTTGCTGTGTCGGTTATTTCAGCAACCATATATTCAGGGAACATTTCTACATACCTGAATATAGCTTGTAGATGTGGAAAGTCTCTAAGTTTTTTCTCTATTATTTCTTTTACTTTTTCTTCTTCTTGCATAATCTGGGTAGTTTGTTTAACCGTTTGTTTTGCACGTTCGCATTTCTTGCACAATTCTTTTCCATTGGCAATGTCAACGTCCGAGGTCGGACCTAGTGCTAACCCAAAATTATTGGCAATTGAAATATTCAAATATTGCTGGTCAGTGCATCCAGTATTTGCCGGAACTTGGTTATTTGGACTGGGTTGAGTGGGTGTCGGTGTAGGCGCAGGTGTAGATGCAGGAACAGGTGTAGGTGTAGGTGCGGGTGTAGGTACCGTGACGCCGCTCAACGTTTGAGGAGTTATTCCAAATTGAGTGGCTTTTTTATTTGTTACTTGTGTCAAATCTTCTACAGTTATAAACCCATCGCCACCAACATCCAATCCTCTATTTTGTGTGTAAAAATCCGGACGACTAATTTCATATTCACTGGTCAATACTATGCCGGAAGGAATCGATGGGCTATTAGGTCGCAAATTACTCTGTTTTAGTGGGGTTTGCAATCTTCCCGGTAAAAAAGTAACCGCATATAATTTTCCTGCACTATCCAATTTCACGCCACGTGGAGTAAATCGTTTGTAATATTGAAACACATAATCTAATTGTTGTACTCTAGTCATTCTTCTGAGAGCGTCGGTTGTTGTATTTAACGCAAGTGCGGTCTTCGGCATGAATTGTATCAATCCACTGGCGCCGCCATTCTTATTAAGTGCATTTGGTAGTATACCAGATTCATTTGCCATAACCTTCAACATGTCTTCCGGTCTACATCCAAGCTGATTACAAATTTGTACAAGTTTTTCTTTAAATCCTGGTTCACTGAGGGCATTTTGTAATGCATTCTTGCCTGCTGCCGTAGGACTATATCCAGTGGGGGCAGTAGGAGTTGGTGGTGCACATTGTTCACATTTCTTACACACCTCACCATCCAATAATTTCTGTGCTTGTTCTTTTTCATCGTTCAACTGTTGGGTACGTTTATCTGTGGACGATTCTTCGGTAGAAATACCAGCTGCTTTACTACCTTGACCAGCAGTTTGTGCAGGCGTCTGTGAGTTTGCTTTTCCACATACACCATTTGCTGCCAATTGTGCAGCACGTTGAGTTCTTGGTAAGATTGTCAAGTCCGGGCCCTGAGTACTATCTCCCTTTGGAGATAGTACTGTAATTGCATATAATTCACGTAACGTGTCATTAGGGTCGGATATCTTTGCAGTTTTTTGATTTGTATAATCGGCGGGGTCATCTGCACTACCGGTAGTAATTCCTACTTTATCCAAATCTTCCGGTTGTACAAGTCCTAATGTAGCTATTTGTGAAAATAATCGTTTTGGTAACGACAAATCTATATTACATTCTATTAATTCCGATCCTACCAATTGACCGCTTTTAGTATCCGTTCTAACGTATTTGTTAAATACATGTACTTTATCAATAAATTTAGAAACTGCATCTTGTGAGTTTTCTTTTACGTTGGAATCAATAACAATGTAATTATATGACGGTTGTTTACTACCCAATGGTTCCACGGTGTCTAACGTTAAATCCCAATAATTTAACGTAGCTTGATTCATACGATCTAATAAATTAGTAATTCCACGTACTATGGTATCGCCGCCAATCATCGACTCTACCACAGTTTTATGATTCAACCAAACCCCCGTACTTAAAAACGAACGGTCTTTCATCGGTTCTCCTTTTGAATCCCGTCCTTTATTGTAGTCCGGTGCTGCAGTATCGTACTGTCCAATTGCTTTGAATTTCTCCGATTCATCTGTAGGTTCCAGTAAGTTCCTTCCTCCTAATGCGGCAGATTTATACTGGTCATTTGCAGCCGCCAATTCTGCCGCTTCTTCGTTTACAATAATCATAATCGACGGGTCAATTGACCGTAAATATTTATTGTATCCAGCAAACGGTTCTAACGGATCGTCGATTGCACTATTTGTTGCAACAGGACCATCTCGTTCAGGACCATTTGCATATGGTAACAACATTCCAATTTTTTCTAAAACATCTTTTTCTACGACGGTAGTAAAAATACGTTTTAAACCAAATTCCGCGTTATTCAATACCACATTTACAAAAAATCGCCACGTCATGAAATAGGCATCTTCCAAATCTGCAAAGGTATTTTGGTTAACGGTGGGTTTCTTTTTTTCTGCGTCAGGAGCTTTAGGATCACCTTCTTTCACGTTTCCTTGTGCAAAACGTTGCACGTGACCTTGCCACTCTTTTAATTTACTTCCAGCTTCAACGTCGTCTAATAATGTTTTTAAATTTAGGCCTGTTGCAGTTTCTGCAAAATACGAGTATACACTATTCGTGTCCGACGCACAGAAAAATTTAGTTGATGCATCTTTTGCAGGAACTACGGTATTTTTTGTTGAGTAGGCCCATGAATCCTCGGAGGAACCAACAATTTTAACTATCGATTGAAAAGACCCATCTGGCAATGTAGTGATGGTAAAGTTTGAAACTCGGCCGAACATCCACATATATTGACCTTGTGTTGGATACACATAGTTCTCTAAAATATCTTGTAATGAAAAATTATTTTTAGCAATACGAGATAATATATCTAGTGTTCGATTTTTGTCGTACCATGGGAACATTAGATTGGAAATATCAGGCAATTCCCCTGTTGCATCCATTCTTGTAGATTCTAAAGCAAATTGTTGTCCCCATTCCACTATCATACCCACACCGGGTATCAAGAACGTTTTTTGTAAACTTTCCAATTGTGCCAATGATGGAATATTGACAGTAAGTTGTGCATGTGCCAGCAATCCATTCTTGTTTCTACCAACAGTTAGATTGGTTATACCAGGCGGTGGAATTCTTATGAATTCTGAATTTGTGAATAGTTCTGCACGATAATCGAATACTTGTGATGCAATTACGTCTACGTCATTCTTGGCATAAATACGCCGACTTTTTCCATTTGCATACGTGTAGCCAATTAATGGCGAATCGTTTCCCTGCGACGAATATATATCTTCGTATTTAACGTCTTGGTCAATTGCATGCAATCCTAATGTAAATCCTATGCCACC